CCAAGTCAGAAGCAAAGACCAAAGTAAAAATCTTCAACGAGAGTGCTGCGATTGGCTTTCTACCTGCACTGCGTGACGCTATGTACTATGTAAAGCGACTGCACGAAGAACATGGTTATGTGTTTCACTGTATTACCAGTCTTAGCCTTGATGACAGTGCTTACAAACTGCGTAAAATGAATTTAGAGAAACTGTTCGGACCCACAGCATTTACTCACCTGATCTGTTTGGACACTGGTGCTGACAAGGATGAAGCATTGGAACTGTATCAAGGCACAGACCGTTACTGGATCGAAGACAAGTACGAAAACGCAGTTGCTGGTTTGAAGTTTGGCTTGAAGCCTATACTGGTTGAGCATGGATTCAACATGAATGAACCTGTACTGGACGGCATGGTCAAGTGCTTGAACTGGAAAGAAATCTACGAACACATCACAGGAGAATCAGCATGACAACAAACACACACGATGAGATCATTTTCGCTTTCAACAACTATCTAAAAGAAGCACAGTCTTTTGAAGAAAAGGGTGTCAAGGCCGCAGCCGCCAGAGCCCGCAAGGCACTGGGAGATCTACACAAACTTACAAAAGATCGCCGCAAAGAAATCCAAGAACGCAAGAACGAAATGTAATGTTAGCGCAATAAAACAGTTGTGTTGTAAATACTGTATGACACAAAACGAGCGCAAATGGGCCAATCAACTGTTCTGGATGGTAAAGGGACATCTTGTACCTGACAGCTGGCCAGAACAAGAAATACGCAAAATGGAAAACAGTTACTTCAATCGTGTCTGGGGAAACCACGAAGCGCAGATTCATTTAGAAGGCTTTGAAGCAGCATGGAACAAAAAACACAAATAATTGCTTGACAAACTCTAAACTTCTGTTATATTAGTAATACGATGTGAAGCAAGCGAGGGCAACTGTGTCTAAGAAATACTCCAAACGCTACTTGAAACCCACAGACTGGAACTTCAAAGGCAATCTGTTGCTAGGCACTGAATGGAGTGTTGCTGGCAGCAAAAAGGACAGTTTCTACACAGTTGCCCTTACTGAACAAGGTTTTACCTGCGACTGTACTGGATTTCAATTTCACGGTCGTTGTAAACATTCTATCAGCGTAGTAGAACGATTTGAATAATATCAACCAACCATAGAGTAGGAAAATACAATGGTTACCAAAACACGAACAGACTTTCGAGTATATGAAGAAGTTACCACACTGGGCAAGACACTGTGGCGAATCCGCATAGGAGGCCGCAAAGGTGATATGGTCACCAGCTGTAACAGTGTAGAACAAGCGGCAGAAGTTGCTCAACAGTTGAATTTGGATCCGTGGTATCTAGATCGCGGAAACACCAGAGCAGATCGAAATAGTTGACAAATCATAAAAAGAGTGTATAAATAAACTTGTAAACGTTGAAACAACGTGGACACATTCTGGACCTGGGGGCGGTACCGGGCAAAAATAACTCTTTTAGATAAATAATAATGTAGTTCGCGGATGGCAGTCCCAACTACTCTAAAAATACTAAAGGAGATTTCCAGCAATGACATATTATTTATATGTAAAAACACACAATCAAACAGGATTAAAATACCTAGGTCAGACATCTGCTGACCCATATACTTATAAAGGCAGTGGTACACGATGGACAAATCATCTTAAAAAACACGGTGCTGATATCTCTACAGAAATATTAATAATAACAGACAGTAAAGATGTTATTAAAGAAAAGGACATAGAATACAGCAACCGTTTTAATATTGTCGAATCTAACGAATGGGCTAATCTTAAAATAGAAGAAGGCGACGGAGGATGGAGTACTTGGAATAAGGCGCCTGCTGCCCAAGCAGCAAGATTAAAAGGTGCTAAAAAAGGAGGTGGACTTCGATCAACTTCATTTAAGAAGGGCGACCCTGAAGTTGTAAATCTTAGTAAAAAAGCTAACGAATCTAAAGAAAGGAAGATTAGAGACAACCCTGATGTCTATAAGGAATCATACAAAAAAGTTTCTAAATATCAAAAAGAAAATAATAGTATGAAAGACAAATGCTGGTGTGTTCCAGAAAATCTTACAGATACTTCGAGATTCAATCTTGACAAACGAGTTTTTTCCGTATATAATATACAAGAAGGATGGATAAGGATTACAGAAGCAAGAGATAGGCTAAAGAGAAAGTCTGGAGTTTATGGAAATTTTTGGATCTATAATCCAACAACAAAAGAAAATAAATACACGAGCGGCGAGATACCAAACGGTTGGTATAAAGGTCGTAGAATGGAATACTATAGGAAATAATACTGTCTTATAGTTTAATCACGAATAGGTGATTGATGTACCGGACTTGGCTTTCGAAGGCCAACGCCTCCACCATAAAGCACATATATAAATGTGTGTTTTACTCCGGGGGCGAAAGGGATCGACGGGCGTTAAAAACTTATTTTTAGGTATTCGTGTTGACCTACGTTATTCAGTCAAACATTCTAAATGCAAACGCAAATAGAGCGCCAGAGATGGCAATAGCAGCCTAAGGGTATGTGAGGGTTTTGTAAGTTGAACCTAGTAACAGAATCAACTTACACTTACAGACGGCAAAAAGGTTTAACATAGTTTTATCAGCTGGGTAAGAGAATGTGCCCGTTAAACTGGATATGAAGACCTTTATGAAACGGTATCGAGAAAAATCTGGAAAGAGAAAAGAAATAGATCATGACCAAAGTAAAATGGGCAATCAGCACTGAAATATTCGAAAAGCCTGGATTTCCGAAGATAACTGATGCTTTGGAAAGAAGCGGCCTTGAATACTTCAACTCAAAATTTGATCACGAAACCTGTGAATATGAAGATGTGCCGTTTGACCCCAGCAAAGATTGTGTTGTTGTATATGGCCCAATAAAATTTGCTAGAACCAAGGATAGAGGCTTTCTGCCCGGTTCATATTCATTCAATGATAATGTCAATACTAGACAGTATATGAGCAATCTTCCAAAAGAATTGTTCTTCAATTCGGATGCCATATATCTGCCGTTTGGACAGATTGTTTCTAGCAAAGCTTTGCTCTCTAAATTATTTGGTGACAGAATATTCATACGCCCAGATTCTGGTTATAAATCATTCACTGGATTTGATGTTTCTATTGATGATATTGAAGATGAAATAAGCGCCAGAAAACAGACTGAACATGTATTACCTGATGAATTTTGCATAATAGCAAAAGGTAAGCCAATCTTAGCAGAATATCGGATGGTGATATGTGAGAATCAAGTGATTACCGGAAGTCAATACCGCTGGGACGGAAAGATGGGTGTCCGCATTGATGTTCATCATGGATGTTGGGATTTTGCGCAAACTATTGCCCAACACAAAAAGTGGCAGCCAGATACGTGCTACACGCTAGATATATTCTTGGGTGAATCTGGACCATTGATTGGCGAGATAAACTCATTTAGTTGCAGTGGGCTATATAACTGTGATATGGATAAAATTGTCCAAGCAGTTTCCAAAACTGCAATTAAAGAATGGATTTAGAATCTAATCTAATATATGGATCATAATCCAATTATACTACACTATATGGTAGCTGTCAACTACTTTTTTTTGCTTTTGTGAAAACATTTCAGTTGACGGATCCTACGTGCTGTGCTATATTAAGTTATAGAGCAACACACAAGAGGGACTACACAATGACTGATTCACTTAAAGACGCAATTGACGTATTGATGAACATTGTAGCTGCAAAGGTTCGTGGACAGAGTAAAAAGAAACTAGAAGAGTTACTAGGCGGCCTATAAACTATGGCAATGAATCATCAACCAAAAAAGAACACAGATGAAGAATTGATTCAGCAGTTTCTCAAAAAAGGCGGCAAAGTTACTGTAGGGAAAACCAAGCCCATGCCCAGCGAACTGGGTATCAGCAACAGCACTTGGAACAACAAATTAACCAAGGCGGAAAAAGAATCCAAAAAGTGAATTGGATTGAAATCAATAAATACTACTATAATAAGTGAGGGCATATTTTTAACAAAGGAGAACCTCAATGGGTAAAAAAGGCGGCAACAGCAAAGGCTTTATAAGCCAAGGAAAACACAGTAATGTCAGCAATGGCGTGAAAAAAGCAATGCGTAAAGACTATTTGGCCAGCGGTGAACGTATGTTTAATCAACGTGCTGCTTGGGCAAAAGGTAAGAATGTAGTTCTTACTATACCAAATCCTAATCCTAACGAACCCGACAAGCGTTTTATACGAGTAAACGCTAAAGACCTTTGGGGATCACCCAAATACAATAGATAACATACAGTAGGGCCTGCGGGCCCTACACTACTCAAGAGGGCAAAATAAATGTATGAATATAGAGTAAAAGTACTACGAGTTGTAGATGACGACACAGTAGATGTAGATATCGATCTAGGCTTTGGCATATGGATACACAACGAACGTGTTCGTATCATGGGCATTGACACACCAGAATCAAGAACCAAAGATGCGGTGGAAAAACTGTTCGGACTAGCAGCAAAAAAGAGACTAGAAGAACTGCTGGGCGAGTATTCCGTACTGCGCACACAGGTTGCTAAAGATGGCACTGACATGAAGGGTAAGTTTGGTCGTGTGCTGGGTGACTTTATAGACGACGGCGGAAGATTCATAACCAAGATCATGATGGAAGAAGGACACTGTGTTCCCTATTATGGCGGAGCAAAAGAATTAACTGAAGCGCAGCATCAAAAGAACCGCGAGCGTTTGCTCGAAGAGGGTGTGATAAATAAAGATGAATACGAAGCAGCAAAACTGATAGAACACAAGTAAAGGAGAATTCATGTCAGATCAAGTAGAGAAAAAAGACGAAGAAGAGGACAACGGTCCTACTACAAGCGTTAGCAATGATTTCACCGCAGGGTCTGACATTGACAATCCACAGGCAAGCATAGGCGGTTCATCCAGCGCCAGCGCAGAAACAACTATAGGCGGCGTTGACTTAGAAGCACATGCCAGCGCAGAAGCACATGCAAGTGCAGGTACAGAAGTAACCGACACAACCGCCGCAGCAAGTGCTGAAGCAAGCATTGGTGCAGAAGCAGGCACAAGTGCAGCCTACGGTGATACTACTGTTGAAGCAAGCGCCAGTGCAGAAGCACATGCAAGTGCAGGAGCACAAGCAGGTGTAAGTGGTGGTAACGCTTATGCTGAAGTGGGCGCAGAAGTTGGTGCCAGTGCAGAAGCAAGCGTGGCCATAAGTCAGCAAGTTGGTGATGTGACAGTTAAGAACGAAACCGCAGTTCACGCAGAAGCAGGAGCAAGTGCTGGTGCAAGTGCTCAAATCGGTAAAGATGGCGCATCAGGTCATGCTGGTGCAACCGCTGGGGTAAGTGTAGGAGTTGACAATACTACCAGTGCTTATGACAGCAGTGGCAATGGCGGCGCTGCAACTGGTGGTGCAAGTATCGGTGTTCAAGCAGGTGCTGAAGTTGGCGGCGGAGCAACTATAGATGATGGTGTTGCTACTGTAGGTATAAGTGGTGAAGTTGCACTATTAGCTGGGGTTGATGTTGACCTGAGTGTCAGCGTAGATACAAGGCCAGCGCAAGAAGCAGCCAAAGACGCAGCAGAAGCAACAGCCAAAGCCGCAGCAGAAGCACTACGACAGGCAGACGCAGCCGAAGCAGAAGCAAGACGTCAAGCAGAAGCAGCAAAACGAGCAACTGAAGCAGCCGCAGCTGAAACAAAGCGAGCAGCAGATGCAGCCGCAGCAGAAACAAAGCGCAAAGCAGAAGAAGTAAAACGAGCAGCAGACGCAGCCGCAGCTGAAACAAAGCGAGCAGCAGACGCAGCCGCCAAAGCAACAGAAGATGCAGCCAAAGCCACAGCAGATGCAGCTAAAAAAGCAGCTAAGAAACTAAAGTTCTGGTAACAACATGGATCCGGAAACAGCAAAAGTAGGAATAGAATTTATCTACAACATGCGATCTCACGCAGTTGATATAGCAGTCGCAACTGCGTGGGCGCTGTCTGTGTATGCAGCGTTCCTATGGATCAAAAATAAGCTTGACAAGTGATCAAACTCCTGCTATTATATAAAAATAACAGCAGGAGTTTTTCTATGACAATGTCCATGGTGGGACCGTATCTGACCACAACCAAATACAATCGCAAGCAAAAAGCCAGCAAAAACAAGCGTCTTTCTCAAGCACAGGTAGAACATGAAGCTTGGCTCAAGTCAATGGGTGTAGGTAAAACAACACTGCCTACCAACGCCAAAGGAGAGCGTGTAGGCATTAATGAGATCCCAGATTACAAAACAAAGTCGTCAGTAAAGCTGAGTAATAATGTAGCTGGTCACGGCGCAGCTAAAGAGTCACTGACCTACAGTGGCGAGCGGCAATTGCTGGGAATTGCCACGATGCACAAAAGCAATATGGTTCCTGTGTTCGCAGATAAAAAACAAGACGCAAAAGACATTGCGGAAATGCGTAGAAACTAAAACACACAGTTTAAGCATAGAAATCTAACTTAAATACAAAACAAGGAAAAGAATGAAAAAATTTATCGCAGTAATCCTGTTGGTGCTGACATCAACACTCAGTGCTAATGCTAGAGAACCCAGCATTCAGCTTTTCACTCAAGAAGAATATCCTCAGCACTATTGTCTATCATTGAACATCTATCATGAAGCACGTGGCAGTAACCTAGCTGATCGTGCAGGTGTAGCCAATGTAGTAATGAATCGTACCAATGACCGACGCTATCCTGATACTGTTTGTGCAGTAGTACAACAAGGCGTTCAAGACAGTGCAGGCAATATGGTGCTTCACAAGTGCCAGTTCAGTTGGTATTGTGATGGCAAAGATGATGTTCCCACTGATACAGACATGTGGGTACAATCACAAATGCTGGCATGGAACGTAATCGAGGACAACAAATATCGCGGACTTACAGAAGGTGCAACACACTATCATGCTACATATGTTAGTCCTAATTGGACCAGTGAGCTTCAACTGGTAGGCAGAATCGGCGCACACATTTTTTATCGGTGGGAATAAACACCTATATTATCACTACATCACACAGGCGTAAATAACTAACAATGTTTATAGGTATACTAACACTACTCACAGCACTTTCAATTAGTGCTGTTGCAATTTACTACAGTGTAGCAGGTCTTATGACCATCTTCGCTGCGGCTGCTATTCCCATTATGATCATGGGCGGTGTGCTAGAAGTAGGCAAATTGGTCACAGCAGTATGGTTGCATCGCTACTGGCGTGAAGCAGCATGGTGGCTGAAATCTTATCTAGTACTAGCAGTGGTGGTGCTGATGTTCATCACCAGCATGGGCATCTTCGGATTTCTCAGCAGAGCTCATATCGAACAAACTGCTGGCGCTGCTGACGGCGTTGCACAGATTGAGCGTATTGATGCAGAAATTGATCGCAATCAAAACACCATACTAAGAGCCGAACAGCGTATAGTAGAACTAGAAACCACAGGATCCAGTGTTACCAATCAACTACAACAGCAGATTGATCTAGAACAACAGCGTGTTGAAAGTGCATATGATCGTATACAACCTGCTATCGACGAGCAGAATCAAATCATTGCGCAACAGACTGCACTGTTTGAACAAGAGTTAGCCAAAATAGATCAAGAACTAGAACGACTACGCAACTTTATCAACAACGACGAAATTGAACGTGCTCAAGCAATGGTAGGCACAGCAGTAGACGGAGACTATGGCCCTGCTACTGCCAGAGCATTTCAACAGTACCAAGATGCCAAAGCACAAGAACGTGAACAATGGTTAACTAGAATACAACAGGCACAGCAGAACGCAGTTGTTCTAGCAGCACGAGAAGAAGTAAGTAGGCTACGATCAGACGCTGATCAACAGGTCAGAGCCTCAAACAGTCTTATAAACAATCTGCGACAACAACTGCAAGCCAATGACACCAACAGTCTACAGACCCTGTTAGAAGAACAGAATCAACGCATACTCACTACGCAAGCTGAAACAGATCAGATGATGGATCGCAAGTTTGAACTAGAAGCAGAATACCGCAAGCTAGAAGCAGAAGTAGGTCCAGTAAAATATATTGCAGAGTTTGTCTATGGCACTGACGCTGACAAAGATATTCTCGAAGAAGCAGTTCGTTGGGTCATAGTTATAATCATATTTGTGTTTGACCCACTGGCAGTTCTCCTACTAATAGCCAGTCAATTTACATTTGAGCATCATCGTAAACTGAGGCAGGAGAAAAAAGACTATGATCAGGCAAGGGCAGATGCTGACGTAGCACACAAAGAAGATCAAGTTGACAGAAAAACAGAGCAAGAGCCTAACACCGATACCACTAGTACCGAAGTTGGAGGCGGACAAGAAGGACGAGACACTTCCGAGCGAATGGCTGTGGCCGGAGAAGAAGACCTAGATGCTGAGCCGATTCATACACCAGATGATTCATCTACAGATCTTGTTCTAGAAGTAGCAGAAAGTTTTGTCGAAAAAAAAGAACAAAATTTAGAATCACAGGAAGAATCAAGCCAAGAGCGTGAGCGCAGAATTGCTTATGAAACCAAAGAACAGGACGCTGCTTTTGTTCTTAACAAAACACAATGGAAAGACGCGAACCCTGACACAACGCTTAAACACTACAAGAATCTTTATATCAAAGGTCTTATAGACCATTTACCGTGGGAAGAGCCCGCCCAAGAAGATAACTACATAGAAGAAGGTTATCGTCAGAACGGCGAACAAAACGAACGTACTCTATTCAATAGATTAAAAAATAGGTAAGCTTTGAATAAAATTAACATAGTTACAGCGCCCGACCAGCTGTATAACGATAGTTTTGAAATACTGTTGTTGTACCCCAGCAAAGATTTACAGAACGAATTACAAAATAAATTTCTCACACACTTCGAAGGTGATGTTAACATCTATCTCTACAACCGAGATCGCTATGACGAATCTGAGATGGAATGGGTGTTGAGAATATTTAAAAGCGTTGATTTAGTGATTGTTGACGTTGACAACACTGCTCACTTTTTTAGAGATCTTTTGGCTTATATGATAGGCAAAAGCAAAACTTACTGGTTGACAAATACCGAAAAAAGCGTGTATAATCATATTAGTAAGCAGCACATTTATAATTTAGATTTTTTGGTCAATATAGGAGAACACAGTGTCCAAACACGATAAAAGACAAGAACAGGTTGTTAGAGGACTTAAAGTAGAAGTTCGCAATAATGATGTAGGATTTGCCCTGCGCAAGTTTAAAAAGAAAATTCAAGAAGACGGAATCATGCAAGAACTGCGTAGACGTGAGTTTTTTGAAAAGCCCAGTTTGAAGCGTAAGAAAGCAAAAGCTGCTGGCAGATCTCGTTGGCTTAAGAAGCTGCCCAAAGACCGTCTAGGTCAGTAAGAGGTAAACATGCGCATCGACAACGAAGTAAAATTAGACTACAAGGATGTGCTGATCCGCCCAAAGCGCAGCACACTTAAGAGTCGTTCAGAAGTTGACTTGAAACGTAGTTTTATATTTAGAAACTATGTGCCAGACTTCCCCGACAACTGTACAGAGGATCCACACTATCGAGGCATTCCTATCATGGCTGCTAACATGGACGGTGTTGGCACATTTGCTATGGCAGATGCATTGGGCGCACAAGGCATCTTTACTTGCCTTGTCAAAACCTACACTGCGGAAGAACTGATCGAGTTCTATTATGGTGACGGACTCAATCGCACAGACTATGTGGCTATGAGCATAGGCACCAGCACAGCAGATTTTGAAAAGCTGTGCGCCGTGTATGCTAAGTGTGAAGACAATCTAAAATATGTTTGCATTGACATTGCAAATGGATATTCAGAACACTTTACAACACATGTACGTGAAGTACGCAAACGTTTCCCACATCTTGTTATTATAGCAGGCAATGTAGTAACTGGTGAAATGACAGAGGAGTTGATTCTTGCAGGAGCAGATATTGTTAAAGTTGGCATTGGGCCTGGTAGTATGTGTACTACTCGTATCCAGACTGGTGTGGGCTACCCGCAACTCTCAGCCGTTATTGAATGTGCCGATGCTGCTCATGGGCTCGGTGGTCACATCATCGCTGACGGTGGCTGTACTTGTCCAGGTGATGTAGCCAAAGCATTTGCAGGCGGAGCTGACTTTGTGATGCTAGGCGGAATGCTAGCAGGACACGATGAAGGCGGCGGCGAAGTTATCAACAGAGCATTTAAGACTGGCGAAATACACTATGACAACGGCGAAGAATTAGTAGAAGCAAAACAGTTTGTACAATTCTACGGTATGAGCAGTGAAAGTGCAAACGACAAGCATTTTGGCGGATTGAAAAACTATCGTTCGTCAGAAGGCAGGACGGTCTTGGTACCTTACCGAGGTAGTGTAGCTGATACAGTACAGGATATCCTTGGCGGCATCAGATCAACCTGCACCTATGCTGGGGCTTCTAAGCTCAAGCAGTTATCAAAGTGTACTACTTTTGTGCGTTGTACTCAGACACATAATAGTGTATATGAAAAAACAACAATAGGTAGATAACACTGTGATAAATAAACTTGGACGCCATAATGGGTCCGATTATATCTTGCTTTAACGGGAGAAATAAAATGACAAGATTACAAACTCTAGACCTACCCTCACTACATCGTGCTACTATAGGGTTCGATCAACTGTTCCGTGATATGGATCGTGTGTTTGAAAACACAAAGTCTAACGGATATCCTCCATACAACATTGTACAGATCAACGAAGACGAATACATGATCAGTGTTGCCGTTGCAGGCTTTGGTATGGACAATCTAGATATCACACTGGAAAAGAATATCCTCACAGTAGAAGGTGTTGCACCCAAGGGTGATGAAACAGTAAACTATCTACACAAAGGAATCGGTGGTCGCAGTTTCCGTAGAACCTTTACACTAGCAGATCATATCGAAGTTCGCCAAGCAGGTCTTGAACTAGGTATGCTTAATATTCATTTGAAGCGTAATGTTCCAGAAGAACTACAACCAAAGAAGATTGCAATTACAGACTTTAACGGTACTGTACAAGACACAATTGAAGGCTAAACAAGTCTAGGGGGAGTGAAATATCTCCCCCACATAACCTAGGAGAAAAGCATGAACTCAGATGTAGATATTAAGATAGACGAAACAATCAAACACGTAGTCAAAGAGCCCGGCAAGTACAATGTGATTATGCTCAACGACGATCAAACACCTATGGATTGGGTAATTGAAATTCTAAAACAGGTGTTCCGCCACAGCGATGCTAGTGCTGAAACTCTTACTATGAACATTCACAACGAAGGATCTGCTGTGATCGGCACTTACAAGTACGAGATAGCAGAACAGAAAACTGTTGAAGCGATCAACGCTAGTCGCAATCACGGTTTCCCCCTACAGTTAAAGATTGAAGAATCGTAATGGATAGTGTAAGAAAGCACAGCGAAAAACACGCAGACACAGCGGGCAACAATCTAAGATCTCTTACACAGCGTATGCACGAAACAGCAGAGACACAACCGTTTGCTCAAGAACTGTTGAACGGCACAGTCAGTAAGAAACGCTATGCTACCTACTTGTTTAATCAACATCCTCAATACAATCTATTAGAAATGTTTGCCATGATGCATGGGCTGTCGGATCTAAGAATTGCTCCTAAAATACACGAAGACTATCAAGAACTATGGGCAGAGTTTCAGCCCAATCAGCCTCCACTGTTGCCTGCGGTAAAGGAATACATGGATCACCTAATGACTATCAAAGACGATCCGCATCGGGTTATGGCACATGTCTATGTTAGACACATGGGTGATCTCAGCGGCGGACAAATGATTGCTAAGAAAGTTCCGGGCAGTGCTACTATGTACCAGCACGACAACGCTAAAGAATTAAAAGAACAAATCAGAGCCAGGTGTGACGATTCAATGGCAGAAGAAGCAAATCTCTGTTTTGACTTTGCAGCACGTTTATTTGAACAGATGTCGGAGTTGCCAGAATGAGTGCTATTTGGGATCGACTGATAGAATGTCAAAACGATATTATCGCAGTGTTTGATACTTTTGCTGAAGAAATATCAGAGCAGGGACTGGAAGACTTTAATCAACCCCAAAACGGATGGATCAATCGTGTGTGGGCCAATCACAGTATTCGTCGTGCCCACATTGACGTTGTGGATGCTAGAGACACAAAAGGTCTTTGGATGATGCATGTGTGCATTTTCCCACAACTACACAACAACGCACCAATCTATGGTTTTGACGTAATCGCAGGCAAGAACAAAATCACAGGTGCCTTCCACGATTTCAGCATCACAACAGACCCTGATCATCCTATGGTACACGGCTACTATGATAGTGTAGACAACTTCGTACCCAAGAAGCAGCGTGAACTACCGGAGTGGGCTCGTAACATCTTTACTGAACGTATGTTGGCCGCGGGCAATGTAAACACTCTAGAAGAAGCAGAAGCAATCATCAACATAGCTGTAAACAATCTTCATGCTTACGTTGAAGAAATAAGAATTTTCGATCACACTGCGGATCGTGACGAGAGTATAAAAGCACAAAACTGGTACTGCGAAAATCAACAGCAGAATCCCCATACAGCTAAAACTATGAAGAGCCTAGGCTTAGATGAAGCGTCTGTTGATGTATTCTGTCGTGACATGTTGTTCCCTAAAATAGTATAAATACTCTAAATAGGAAATAACAATGCGTTGGAACGAGTTTAAAACAGTATTAACAGAATCAGGCCTAAGTAAAGCTTACTTACAAAAGCACAGAGGGCAATACCTTGATGTACTAATCAACATGATTGCCGCTGGTAAAGATGTTGAATTAGAAGGTAAATCAAAAATTGCATATGGTAAAACTGTAAAATTTGAACCATCTGAGGCCGAACGTCTTGCAAAAATGTTCTACGGTGAAAACTCTCCAATCGAAGACAAAGATGAAGTAAACGCTAACGACCGAGGTTTTTTAATTCCAGCAGGACAAGTTCCAAGTTCCGTAAGAGTAAAATTAAAAGGCAGAATAGAAACAGTTCCTACAGGAGACATTTTTAAAACATCAGAAATGAAAGGTTCTAAGAAACCGTTTAATTCTGGCGATGTAGGCGAAGCGTTCTTAGGAGCAGCGTGTACTGCAAAATTTGAAAAATTAGGTGAAGAAATTACCGAAGACGATGTTTTAAGTGTTATTAAACGATTGACTATTGTTGACGAAGGGAAAAATAAAAGAGGCACCTTACAGACAACTGCTGGCAAAGATAGTATAAAATATGTATTAGTATTAAACCAAACTAGTTTCGGCGCAACAATTACATCAGTAGGCGAAGGAAAATTTCCGCCTGAAATGACAGGATTAAATAGGTCTGCTGTGCTATGGGCAAACCGCAGCGCCGCTGTAAAACAAGCAGTAAAACAAGCAATAGACGATCCAAATAAAAATGTTATTGTTGTAAACTCAGATGGAGTGTCTGATCAAAAAGGAACCAAAGCAGATTTATTTTTAGATTTTGATGGCAACTCAATTAACTTAATTAGTGCTAAAGCAGGCGATGTAAAACAGTTTGGACAAGTGCCCGGCAACAGTTATGAAAAAGTGCAAACGCTGTTTAAAAGTATATTTGGCATCAATATCAGCGACAAATACGTTGAACAAATGAATGGCAGCGATGCTAATCATAACTATCCTATTTTTAAAGAAGTATACAAAGACGTAGCGCAAGACCTGCAACAAGAACTTGCAGGAAATACAAACGCAGAAGTTAAGTTTATAGAACGCATGTATAACGGCATTGCACACCATGCATCACTAAATGATCCCAAAGTTAGTATGGTAATATTAAAAGCATCTCCAAATGCTCCAGGATTTAAAGAACTAAATTTTGGCAACGAACTTAAAGCAGCAATGGAACAATTTGACTTACAAGTTAAGTATCAAGCAGATCCACCTAAAATATCAATACACGGAAGACCAATCGGCTCTGATGCAGTTGAAGAAACAAACCTTGCAGGTAATTCAATGTTAATACAAGTGCGTACAAACTTGAAGGGCGACAGTGGAAAGGGTTATATTCGTAGCCTTATTGAAATGGGCGGCTTATTAAAAGCAATTGCAGCAGTCGAAGATGACATAGTTGCTGATTCTACACCTGCTGCTGAACCTGCACCAGTAGATCAAACCAAAACACAGCCTAATAATCCTAACGCAACTGTTTAAACACAAACAGCACAGTTAATCATTTCCGCCAGATCCGATAAATAGTACAGTAGAGCGTGAGGGCTCACTGATTCTTTGAGGACTCGAGAATGATTGACTGGGGAGTTTGCGTTCTAATGAAAATACTATTGGCTGTATTATTATCCACAGCACTGCTCACAGGCTGTGCTAGTACTGTGAACAGAATAGATGATCTACAGGTCAAAGGCAAGAGTGTTGGACTGGGCATATACACAGTGCTGGACAATGTTAAAAATCATTATAATAGCAGCAGGAAACGACATGCTGTTATGCACGGCTTGTACAGACAGAAACGTTTTCTTGAAGCTGTAGAAGAATGTCGTAGATTAAAAGGACAGTTTGAAGGTAAAATGGATCTATATTATGATATGTGGATAGAACGGTGTGAGTATATGAACACACAAGGCCTGCCAGACAACTGGTCAGGCGTATTTGTGGCCACAAGCAAATGATAAATTATTTTAAAAATATATTCAACAAAGACACAGAGTACAACGGACAAGAAACAGATAATGTTAATGTTATCTGGATACACGGTGCCAATCAAACTGATTTAAGTTTTAAATATCTTAGAAGTCAAACAAACTTTTCAAAAGAAATATTTGTAAACTACAGCAGTATGAATCGCTTCAGTGATAATTTAGATATGATCACTGAAGAAGTGCAATGTCGCGGTCCGCATTTTGTTATAGGACACAGTCTAGGCGGGCTGTATGCTCTGCACCTTACCAAGTACATTAGAGTACTAGGCGGCGTAAGCATCAGCACACCGTTCGCTGGCAGCAGCACAGCAGATTGGGCCAAATATATTGTGCCAAACTATCCGCTGTTTAGAGATATTGGACGCAACGCAGATCCTATACGCCTAGCACAGGAAATAAAATTAACAGTGCCTTGGACACAGGTTGTAAGCACAACTGGTCAAGTACCATATCACGGTGGGCCCAACGATGGTGTTGTTACTATTGAAAGTATGAAAAGCAGATCGGACATGGCGCATGTTGAAGTTCCACACACTCATTATGAAACTGTGTGTAGTGACACTGTGGCTGATATTTTAATAGAAAAATACAAAGACTGTAACGTTAAGTATCAGCAACAACAAAAAACTAATCAATAAGTTGCTTGTGCTATATCAAATTCCATAATTAATCCCGACGGGCATCATCTTTGCCCTCGTTAGCAGCTATACGTTCTACATTGGGTTTGATATGTAGTACATAACTCAGCAGTGCGTCTATCTTGACTAGATCGTTGTTCATGGTCTGTACACGATTGTCCAGTGATCCCATGATGTTTTTAAGTGTGTGAACTGAATCAGTAACACTGGCAAGTATAAACTTCAGCGTAATGAAAACAAACACGCCGGCTGCTAATGCTCCAGCAATGGGAAAACCTACTTCGCCGACTAGTGTTAAAAAATCCATAAAGTGTGCCCTCTAACTTTATAATAATATTTATCAAAATAAATACATGTGAGGGCAAGGGCAATGAAAAAAATTATAATTCTATCAGCAGTACTGCTGAGTGGATGTGCTATATCTCTCGGAGACGTTATACCTGAGACTGTTGATAGAATACCTACTGTAACAGAAACCAAGCTGATAACTGCGGTACAATACGTAGACTATACCGAACAAGATCACAGAGCAGAACTGAGAGAATTTATCGGAGTAGATCCTGTAAGAACAGAATGGTGCGCAGCGTTTATCAATGCTGTTCTCAACGATAGCGGTATTGCTGGGTCAGAAAGCGTAAGCCAGCATCCACTGCTGGCCAGAAGCTTTTTAAATTGGGGCAAATCAGTAGACGCTCCGTTGGCCGGTGACCTTGTGATTTTTCCAAGAGGCAACCAGGGTTGGCAGGGACACGTTGGGTTTTACATCAGCACAGTGACCATAGACAGTGTAGACTACTATCAGATTCTGGGCGGCAATCAAAACAACAGTGTGAGTATCGAACTGTACCCTGCTAGATTAGCCCTGGGTATCCGTAGGAGCATGATCTAATTCATCGTTGTGTTCACAATCGCTACACACATCATTGTGGCATTGTTCACATACACCCTTATCGCAGTGGCAATCGTGTCCGCATTTAGTACATTTTTCCATGTTATACCTCCATATGGTATTTATCGGTTGACATAACGTTAGTCTATGTTATAGTTTAAGAAACATATAATCAAAAGAGGATATAATGAAAGTAGGAAGCTCGCTGTCTCGTTGTGTTAGAGACATTTATGAAGGCACAGTTGGTATCGACGATGTGTTGGTGATTGTTGCCCGTACAGATTTTGATCCAGAAAACGACGCACAATGGAAGTCAATTTGGAGAGGGTATGCTGGCGGCGCCGGTGCTGGTAGTTTACACAGTGCTCCTGAGTGGAGCAGCATTCCTGCTGCGGATGAACAGACAGTGCGCAACATCTGTGTTTATCTTAAAAAGCAGGGAAAACTACACCAGCCACGACAGTTTGGGGCTCACCCTCAAAGGTTAGACCACTATTGGTATGATGTAGTGCTGAGTGATGATGTTGTTGATTCAAACCCAGCAGCTAAGAAAGCATGGGATAATTACAAACTGATCGCAGGACTAAGTTAATGAAATATGCTGTAATGGTACCTTTTGGAAGCGACGATTATATCTATGTAACTCGCCCGACAGGTGCTATGTATGAAGTAGAACCTGTACTACACGACACCCACGAAGCAGCCGTAGAAGCAGCGGCTATTTGGGGCCAAAATTCGAAAATAGTACCATACGAGGAGAACAATGATGAAGCCTGAAAAACCAGCAGAAGGTATACTCAAACTAAATGATTGGGGCGAAAGTGTTTGGTATCAAGTACCGTGCGATTGTACTGATCCTGATCACGCCCATACGGT